ATAGAGATAGGGTTAAACATTATTTTTTGTTTGCATTATCAAGCACTTGTAGCGCTTTCGCCTTTATCAAACTCTTATCTAAAGATCCATTATAAATTTTATCTATATATTCACATATAATTTCATGCATTGTTATAGATTTTATCTTTTTATTTGAAATCTTTCGTTTATCATTGTACTCAGGCTTTATACGTATAGAGTGTTTACTACTTAATTCAAACCATTTTTTAGAATCCATATATGAAATAATTTCAGCTTTTGGTCCAGTTAACTCTATTATCCAGTGATTGTTATCGTTGACACTGCTACATAAGTCGTTATGGATGTCTGCTATAGAGGTTTCATCATCTATGGAAAATCTAGCACCTTTCCACAAGGGGAATGGGCTTGGTATGAAAATATGTTGGAAGGTGGACTTATCAAATAAGGTGAGACCTTTAATCTGATTAATATCATCGAGGCCTCCTGCATAAGGTGAACCGGGATAATAGACTTTTCCAAAACTTTGTCGTTTATGGACATGCCCGCTAATGATAATTTGTGCAGTGATTTTATCAGCATCCACCCCCACATCAGGTCTATAGTATCCATAGTCTGCTCCTATAAAAGTTTGATGTGCTACGACTATTGGTTGATTTGGATTTTTAGGAAAATCTTGCCAGTTGTGCATATACGGAACAAACGTCATGCCGTGTAAATCCGTAATCTCATCTACTATTGTAAAATTGTGTATCTTATTTTTAAAAGGAAGAAGCGCATGGTAGGTAGCATCGTTTGGTTTATACATATCATGATTGCCAATTAAGTATATGTATTCACAATATGGCGTAATTACACCCACATGTCTAATAAATTCTGACATAATTTCAGATCTAAGTACCGCGTGTGTATCAAATGAATCGCCTAAGTTTACCACTAAATCTGGCTTTTCTTCTATCACAACAGATTCAACCCACAAAAGAAATTTTTTGCAGGTGTCAAATCTTGAGATCTTTAGATGCGGGTCACCTATAAAAAGTACTTTAATGGAACACCTCTTACTCTAACATTGAACTAGCGGTATCATCAGTGTAACCTAATTCTGCATTACGTTTTGCTAGTGTATCTTCGTTATCTACAGTATAGCATGCTTCCATTGTTTTTTCTTGAGCATCTTTATCAGATATAAACCATGTTTTAAAATTAGCTTCACCATTGATTGCTGGATAATCTAATACCTGCCACATTGAAGTACTAGGACGACCAGTATTTTCACTCACCGGATGAAACACTACACCTAGAGATTTAGCTAACTCATATATTTCTTCTGCAATATTAATAATTCCACCAGAGTATGACAAAGCAAACTGACCTGCTCTAAACGGTGCACCCACACGATTCTTCTTGCCTCGCACACGGACAATATGTCCAATCTGTTGAGCGCCTCCGTAAATGTTCTTACCCTCTTCAATTCGTCCTGCCTTGGTATCAATTCGTGTTACCTCCAGCATATAATCACAAAAATGTTTTAGTGCTCGACCATCAGGAACGATATACGGGTTGGACATTTTCTTATATTCGTCCATCTCTTCGTATACTTGCTGAACCAAGATAGTGGTTATATTATTTTCACGAATAACAGGCAGTGTTCCCTTTAAAGTAGATCCTAAATATGAAGCACCACCTCCACCCATAACCATCTTTGTAGATTTTTCTTTGTGATCTTTTGGATATCGAATTGCTTTTACAGAATCTATCCCCATACCTACGATAGGACATCCATCCTGAATCATTTCCTGCAACTCTCCTTCAATATAATCAAAAATCTTTAGTGGATCATTAGATTGACGCACGATTAATCTAGATACTATAGATTCAACTTCAAACACCTCACGAGGATCTGAAGATGCACCGGCTAGTTTTCTAAACCAATCGGGATTGAAAGAGTATTCGGAATCAAAAAGGATACACATTCCTTCAGGGTTATCTCTGAGCAACTGAATTAAAATTAGTTGCATGAGTAGTGATTTACCACCTGATTCCGGACCGAATAGTAAGAGTGCTTTACCCTTAACAATTCCTCCATTACCTACAACCCAATTCATAGATGGGGATGGTAGCTTAGTTATATTTTGTGTTGGGGATGGGATGTCTGTGGCTATTCTGCCAACATCTTTTGCAAGTTTAGACATCCATTTAGTAGTGCTCATAACTTCTCCTTTACGTCCGTAGACAGTACCTTAGTACTAAGTTAATACAAATGGATTTACATGCCTTCATTAGGCGAGTTATTATAGTCTCCAGCATACGCCATCTTTTTCACGTCGTCATGACACATTCTGAACTCTTGTAACTTATTTTTTAGAAAAGCACACATAGCTTCTGCTTTTCCTTTTTCATCAGAGGCTTCAATTACATCAGGATCCATGGGTACATAGTACTTTTTAGCTTCTGAACTTTCTTTTACCCCTTTATCTTTTAGATAATCTGGAGCTCTGTCAAAATAAGCTTCTGCTTCTGCTTGCTTTAATTTAGCATTAGCACGAACTTCATTACGTATAGCTTTTGCAAGCATATCAGAAGTAATATCCATCGCAATAATGAAATCTCGAAGCATCATGGGAGCCAACATGGTGTTGGCTCCCTTTGCTATATCTTTTATTTTCTCGGAATATTGGGCAATTTTCTCGAGAGACATATTAATCCCCTAAGATTGAGTCAGCAAAATTCTTAATATCATCCATGTCACTAGATGCTACATTCCGAACATCATCATTAGAGTCAACAGTACTAGGACCAGTATCCTCGTCATCATCTAGATTGAGAACAAACTTTCTTGTTGATTTGGTAATAACTTCATCATTTCGTTGTTCTTTCGTTGGTTCTTGTTCGGTTACACTTGTAAACTCATCGAACCCAGGAAGAACAGCTTCCGGGCAATCTTCTGCGATCAATGAAAGGTTGTATGCGAGAATGTCTTTAAGTTCGCTGTACGTTTTACGACGATATACTGAGTTAAGATCATATCCAAGTTGATTATATCCTTCAACCACAGCATTTGGTAAAGGGGTTCGGTCATTCTTGAAAACGAGTTCACCATCATTATCTTTAGAGCTGATGGTTGCGAAGCCAACGCTATATTCAGTGTTCTTACCAACACCATCTTTTTTAATATTAAACCATACACCAGAATCTTCTTTAATGTCTGAACCTAAGGAAGTGGGATCTTGTCCATACTTCGTAATATATTCAGACATCATTTTCTTCATAGCTTTATGAGCTGTGGATTTAATTTCAAGAAGACCAACGTTGCCAGACTTATCACAAGCATTGTACGCATACATATGTTGAACTTTTACATTCCACTGTACCTCGTGAAGGGACTTCAATGCATCCTTGATATCCAAGTCTGTCATTCCTTCAGCTTTAAGCATAGCTTTTCTGCCTTCAATATATTCACGAAGAGCATCTTGGTATTCTTTAACTGGACAAGCTTCATCTCCATCTGTAAGAGGTGTAGCAAAAGGCATTCTTGATCCTTTTTTAGGATCGATAAGCCAGGCTACTGACCATTTACGGTAAGGATAGTTATCATGTACTTCCACGTCACCAAAAGGTGGTAGTATTCGATACACATTTGAACCGTCTTGAATTTTGTGTCTTTTCCACTCGCGGGCTGTTTTGAGTGACTTCTGATTAATGAGGATCTCTCCCATAACTTCTCCAATGTTTAAAGGGTTTACCTATCAGGCAAATATGTTAACTTATCTAAATACCAACTATTGGCATGTCTATATTATACCATATTTTCTGAATTTTTGGTTGCTTCTTCATCAGTTATTGCGGGTCTTCCTACGGTTTTTTTCTTGTCTTTTCCGAGGTATACATCCACATCTTTCATTTTTATTTCATCAATTCCTTGTGCAGTAAATTTACCTGTTTGAGTAAAATCACCCAAAAAATATATAAGTTTAGTACCAAATGGACGTTTTTTGATATGGTATTCCACATAGTTATCTATCATTTGTGGATATGATGATTTAAAGATTTTAAACAATGCATCTTGAACACTTGCATTATCGGGACACGGCACACCACGATAAGGGCTGACGTTAACAGATGTTAACGCACTAAAATTTTCATCTGCATATTTAGCACCAATTACACCAATTACAGCTCGTAAATAATTAGGTGTTAACTGTTTACTCTGAGGTCTCTTTTTTGAAGATTCTTCAATCTCATCCATAAAGTTTGGTGCCTTAATTATAAAACAACCTTTTGAGAGCTCTTCTGGTGCTTCTTTAACTATTATAAACTTTGACATTATGTAATCCTTTCAATATCAGAAATGGTTATACTAATTGGTGTATTCCAACCTTCTTTAAGTTGGCCACGAACAAATACTAAGCTATTGTGAGGCCAACCAAAAGCTTTTTTACTATCCCACATAACGCATTCTACAGTTGTAAAACCATCAGATAGCATAGTTTTTACCATAGTAAATGGTTTACCACTCTTTTTAGATACACCACTTCGTGAAGTGGAACCTTCAAACAACATGATCATACCTATAGTTGAATCATGTTTATTTTCTAGTAAACCTTGTGCAACTGCTAAATTAGCTAGTATTGGTGTACGTCTAAATATCATTGGTACTCCCTTACGACCTGTAGCTATAAAATCAGTATTAATTGTGGTGATGGTTTTTACTAATTCAGGATCATTGAGGATTGTTTTATTAAAGCATCTATTTGTATCTTTCTCCATTAAGAAAACAGACATAGGTGAAACATCTAGCATTTCATCTTTAAATGAATTACATTTTCTTTTCGCCTGATACTCTTCCATGAGTTTTAAGCGTGCCTCATCATAAGGCAAATTCGGATCCATGAAGCAATCGGCAGCTCGTCCTTTTATAATAGATGAGAAATGTCCAATATTCACTTTATTATGTTTAACACGGTCAATATAATCATCAAGATCTTTAAACGGTCCTTTTTCAACCAACTCATCAATTGATGTTCCTCCAACACGTTTCAATACAGAAAGAGGAGCAACAATCTTATCTCCACGAATAGTGAACTTGCGTGTTGGTTTATCTATTGAGGGGGATTGAACTAGATCTCCAAGTAGAGTCATATAATGACGTAACTTATCTTCATTAGAAGTATTATTAAGAACTGCTGTCCACCACTCTAATTTATGGTGATGCTTCAAATACATAGTGATGTAACCGAGTTCTCCGTAACAACGAGAATGAGAACGGTTAAAGCTATATCTTGCAAATGCTTGAACCATGTCACATACAACTTGTTGCTGTTCTACTGTCCACCCTCTAGGTGTAGTATTCTTCCGAATCTTATCGAAAGCTTCCATCATCACTTCTTGCTTTTTCTTTGCGATAGCACCACGAATACGATCAGACTCCTCTAAAGAATAGCCACCATAATCTACTAAGAATTTCATGACTTCTTCTTGGTATACAAACACACCATTTGAAGTACATGTTGCTAAATCAGGGTGTAAATAGCGAAGAGGTTGTATGTTGTTCCTAACATCCATATAATATTGTGCCGCGGTAGTATTTAGTGCTTCATATTTTTCGACGCTAACTATTCGGCGTCCTCGTTCAGCATTCGCCATAAGAATTCTGTCTCCAATTCACCAGTCTGTTTATTTAAAGATACATAACCTTTTTGCATTAGTTTAAATGTTAGTTCCTCATATTTCTTATGTATACGGGTATGTTCTGATACAGAAACAAGCATTAAATTATCAAAGTCATTATTATGCTTATCACCATCTATGTGATGGATTTGCTCATTATTTTTAAAATTAGGTAAGTATCCAGTATTCTCAAACCACACGTGCGTATGTTTTTTAAGTCTTGTTCTTAACTTATCACAGTAGACAGTACTATAGCCATCTTTTACCCCATGTGTTTCTCTATGTTTAGATAATTTTTTAGCTATATTAGCGACTTTATCATTATCATGCTTAGTTAATCCTTTATTCCACACTACTCTACCAAACGATCTAGTTCTTTTATTAAATTTTTCACTATTGCTTTCTTTAAGTATCTTCCTTACTCTCTTAATATCTATTCCAAATTTTTTAGCTAAATCTCTTATAGAGATATTACTACTATCATATTGCGAAACTAATATTCCTTCATCTATTGGTTTCGCTGTTTTTCCAACCATAGTTCATATTCCCCTACTGGTCTATATTCTTCTGTACCATCGTCATACTTTATTATACAGACAGGATCTAATTTTAGGTCACCGTCTAACGCTCCTGGTCGACAAAGCGCGGTCATAGCAGATAAGTGTTCTCGCTGTGTTGGTGCGAATTGCTGGATATAACCCTTAATAAGAGATGTATTAAATTGGAAAGATGAATCCGTTTTCTTTTTATAGAAGTCAGTATACACTCTCTCATCTTCTGGTAATCTATATACCAACGACGTACCAGAATTATCTTCTTCAAGATAATCTACACCCGTTCGATCTAAAATCATCTTCATACAGTCTGCCACTGCTTGAATTGTTGTAACTCCTAAAATATCTGCTTTAACTAAACCAGATTGCTCTACCATAGATGCTTCAAATTGAGTAACAGTAATCATCTCATTAGTATGCTTATCAAAAGTTTTCATAGTAGGGACGCGAGTTGAAGACAAATCTAAGGTTGATACCACATACGCAGATGCATGTCTACCCCATCCTCTAACAAGACCTATCATCCGCTTGACCATATCTTCTACTTGGGAAAACTGTTCAAAGAATTTAGCAACTTCTGGTACAGTTTCTACCACACCTGGAGTATACTCACCTTCAGAATTAGTGTATCCATACAGAAATCCATATTCATCTACACCTTGAGGTGAGTCAGGGATAAAAGCACATATAGCTTCAACATTCGGATCTTTACGATTTTTGCCATATAATGCCCACATTGCATCTTTAATGGCATTTTTAGTTTTCATCTTTTGGAAAGTGCACATCTGTGCAAATCCTAATTTATATTTCTCTTCTAAATACTTAATAATAGGAGTTCTATCGCCAAAGTCACAGTCAATATCTGGAAATGAACCAGCATTAATACGTGCTACTGATAGAAAACGTTCAAATGGCAAATCTGTTGCTATAGGATCAATATGAATGATCTTTAAGTAATATGATAATAAGCAACCACCAGCTGAACCACGACCAATATTCTGAAGAATATCATTAGCCCTAGCATATGTACAAATATCTTCATACAATAAAAAATATGGTAAGAAATTAAGAGTACCGTTTTTCATGATAACTGATATTTCTTTTTTTAATCTAGCTGTATATTTTGGATCATCATTCCAACGACCATGTTGCTTACATAATTCAATAGTATATAGTAAAGTTTGTTGGTCATAATCGTCTGTCTGTACTTTTATATGCTTAGGTATTTCAATCTCTGGCATATGAAAACTATGTTCGATCTTTATATTCTTAGCACCTTCAGCTATAGGATAGGTATTCTCAATCCACTGATTGAACATCTCTTCTGTAAGATCATCACCTAAATGATTCTTCAATCCCCAGTAAATATCCTTTGCAGTACGTGCATGGTATGATTCGATATAATATTTACCACTAGCATAAGAATTTTTTGCTACTACATCTTGAATTAACTTATCTTCAGATTCTATAAAATGTGCACCACTTATTGGAATGGCCGATAACTTATATTTACGGACCATTTGCAACAAAAATTTATTATATGCCTTATTAAGATCTCCATCGGCCACCACTTCATTTTTCTTAATTCGCTGGAAACCAGTTTTTCCAGAGTAAGTTTCAGTAATCGAAATTGGTGAGAATTCGACCAAGAGTTCATTGCCAAATAATCTGATGTATTCATCAAATCTAGTTTCTGCAATGTCACTTGTACCATCAGCAATTGCCATGCCGATCGCCCCATATACGTCTGCTGTCCCGAATATAAGACCTTCTTTGTGAGATAAGATATTATCATGAGTAAGTACCGGTCTAACCACGCCATCCTCAGTTATTTGATTATCATAACCTAGAGATGCTAGTTTCATAAGGTTAAAATATCCCTTTTGGCTCACAGCCCATGCGTTAAAAGGATACAGCATATGGTCTACTGAGAAGTATAGGCCACAACCTGGTATACCAATAACTTTAGTGCTCTCCAACCTAGTCATATCAAACATTGATATTGCCGATCCGTGATCTACAATACTAAATGCTGGCACATTATTATCTTCGCACCATTTTAGCCAGTCTTGTGGAGATGGAATAGATTCAACCATTCCATACTTAGAGTGTAAGTGTAATTGTGCTGGTTCTGGAAAGTTAATAGATGTATCTATTGACACTGCCTCACGAATTACAGTTTCCTTATCTTCACCTAAGATGTTGCCCACTATTTCATCTATATCGATAGTAGCACCAATATCCGAAAGGGCATTATGTGCATCTATATTAATACCGTAATGTTTAGCTAGAGTACTTAATTTATGATTTTCTGTTTTGATTTGTGACTTAATAGATCTAACGCGTTTATAAGTATCATGAACATGCAACTCAAATAATGAGAAAAAATCTTGTGGTCGTCCACATTTAGTGAATGTAGCACTCACAAACTGTCTATCAAAACCTACGTTATAACCTGCAATTATAAATTTAGAATCAAAAGATTTTAGATAATTTATTAATTTGTTCAACATTTCTTCTTGAGTTTGGAAAGTCTTCATCATCTCACGGGTAATACCGTGTACTCGAATAGCACCCTCATCTATGGCTTCCCAATTAGTGGGTTGACAGAATTCATTAAAAGAAACTTGACGGACACCATTTATAACAGGTATGCAAGCAAGCTGTATGACATCATGCTTATCTGCATACATACCAGTCGTTTCTACATCGATAAAGGCAAAAGATAACATACTATTTCTTCCTACAATTGTTAAAATGATAGCGAGTCATATTTGATTGACCACCACTTTTTTTACAATATGGACACTCAACTATTTTATATTTTCTTGGATTATTTTTATATGTGTTTTTTAAAGTTTTAGAAATCTGCTGTTTTATTACATCTATTTCTTGCTTATTTTTTTCATTCCAAAAAGATCGACCATACATGGGATTACCTTTTCCAGAATTAGATATTGAGTGATGGGTTGCCATTCTCATCAATCCATCATTGGTTTTTTTAGTTTGTCCTTTACGTAACTCTGCTGCCTTAGCAATACCACCATTAGAATCTTGAGCTCTAAGAGATGCAGCCTTAGTTAACTCTTCTTTTTGGGATTTTGGAAGCTTAGACCATGTATTGCCACCTATACCACCCGATGCAATATTGGCACATGGGGATAAACTCTTTATTAATTCTTTTTCTTTACTAAAAGCTTTTTCTTCAGATAAGTCATCATGAAGTATTTCAACAAAATAATCATGCTTTTTAACTATATTATGCCAATAAGAATTCCTGCCATGTTTAGACCAAGCTCTCTTAGAAGTTCCTTTTCCTATATAAAACAGTTCACCAGTATCATTACGGTAATGGCCGTAGATATAAAAATTCATAGAAACCCCTTTCACAGGGGATTCTACAAAGATTTTGAATTATATTAGTTTATTATTTGCCGCAGAAATCGAAGGCAAGATCAACACTTGTAGATAAGGAATCAGCGGTATTTAGTTTAACAGTTACTTCATTAATCATCAAATCTTCGCTAGCAAAGCCCTGAGTGATACCAGTTTGAAATGCTCTCCAGAGATCGCCTAAAAGGCGTAAATCAGAAGGTTGGTATGATACACTATAATTTAATGTAAATTGTTTTTTACCTTGACCGGCAGCGACTGCCATGCCAGCAGTAATAGCGGCTAAATTGGTGGTTGTAACAAACGTGAGTCCAGCGGCTCGTGCTTCGGCCAACTTGGTATCGAAAGCACCTGTAAAATCTGTACGTAAAGACATATTAACTCCTAATTAACGAGGCCTACTGGTATTTTATCACACAATAGGCCCCTAAATTAGGATTAGAAACTAGCGTGCGGATTAACGGTTCCTTCTTGGATTTCTTCAACTTTAGCTAGTAAATACTGAATCTTAGCTTCCTCATATTTAATTGCGCTATTATAACCTGACTCTAGGTCTTTCTTAATTTGAACAGCTGCCTGCAATTGTTCATCTGCCCCTTTTTCTTCTCGAAGTCCTTTAATTTGCTGTTCAGCCTTTACGATTAAAGCTGCCGCCTGATCTTCTGAGACATTCTCATTATCCTCTAGAAATGTTGAACTGAGAATTTTCTTTGCTTTTCCTAGATCTACAGCCATTGTTTACTCCTTAAGTGCTAGTTTGGCTTTCTTACGGTGAATAGCCCTGATGGCCTTCTCTTCATCTGTTTTGATCTTGTGACAGGGTTTACACAGTACAGTCAGGTTTTCAATGGCGCAAAACACCCTATCTACGAATGTATCCCAGGTCTCAAACCCTTTAACTGGGTCTATAACTGGAATTGTATGGTCAACTTGGACATCTTTACCCATAAACCATTCATTACAA